AATGGGTGGATCCTGACTCGTTCCTTCATGGCGGTACAGGTTACTTCGATGGTCTGAGTCAAGTGTTCGACTGTCCGAATCTCATGAGCAAGAGCAAGTACGAGATCAACGAGTTCGGTGACTATGTTCCTCTGAACGATGCTGCGAAGATGCAAGTCGAGCATATGGATTATTTGAAGGCACATCCTTCCAATCCAATTCATACGCATAACTATCTGAACCTTGAAGATAAGCTGTGCATGCATTATAAGTATATGGCAGTCAAGTTTGGTGTGAAGTCACAGACTATGCAAATCCCGTATGATTGGGTATATCCCATTGAATGGTCGCTCAAGACCAATAATTATGATAGGCTAACGAATGGCGCATAACAAACATGTTATCGACGGAGTCAACAAAGACGTAGGCTTGTACGGATGGGAACAAGCCAGAGAATATTACCTCAACCTTGCCGAGACATGGACTGATCCTTATCCTGATCCAGTCGTAACGGTACACGATGGCATTCGATGTGTACGAGATGATTTGATTACAGGAACCAAGGTTCGCGGTGGCGATTGTCTACTCTCAAGAATCAATCAGTCGACTATCGTATATGTACAACCTCGCACTGGACTCGCTGGTGTTTCTCTTCTTGATGTAGCAAAACGCCACAATAAGAAGGTGAAGCTGTTCATGCCTTCATCGCAAACCATCTCTCATCATCAGGCATGCTGTATCGAGCAAGGAGCAGATGCCTCGTTCCATCGTATCGCTGCGATGCCAAATCTCAACAAAATCGCCAAAGATTGGGCAGATTCTCAAGAAGATGCTTTCTTCGTTCCACTCGGTCTGAAGCACGAGTTAGTCACTGCTGGTATCGTGAAGGCTGCATCGAAGATCGAAACACCTGATGAGGTATATGTAGCCATCTCTACTGGTGTTCTTTCGCGTGCAATGCAGATCGCATGGCCAAATGCCAAGTTCCACTCAGTTGCAGTGTCTCGTAACCTGAAAGCAGGCGAACTCGGTCGAGCTGAAGTCATCTCTGAACCGATGCCATTTCAGCAGAGCGAGAAAGCAGAGAATCTTCCACCTTTCCCTTGCATAGATACTTACGATGGCAAGGTTTGGAAATACATTCCAAAAAATACTGGTAAGAACATCTTGTTCTGGAATGTCGGCAAAGAACCAGTGCTTAACGATCCTACGATTTACGAACGCGTAAATAGTTACCGCGATTGGCCAAAAAATGATGTACAATATAGAACACTTGATATATAAGGGATAATATGAACATCTTAGTTACATCCCCATTTACTCCCGTCTCTTCCAACATTCACTCGCATAGAGCAGCACAAGCTGCCATCTATGCCGAGCAATTGAGCGTTGAGTTCGGTAACGTCCACCTCGATCGGACTGGCGACATTCATCCAGATCCTGCATCGTTTAATCGAGTTTATGCTTATCATGGCAACGACTGGTTTGGTTCTTTGAACCTCTTTGGAGGTATGAAGAATTATGGAAACATCGACAAGTTGATTCGCTACTCGAAGTTGAAAGCTCCTATCTACTCGCTATGGATCGACCATCCAAAGTACAGCGAGATGTTAAAGCCTCGACTCGACGGTGATATTCATCCTGATTGGCATCTTGTCGATTGGGAAAATCTAAAGAAACTCGAAGACACTGCCATCACAGTAAAAGAAATAGAAGTTGTCAATCGTGCAGTGGCTGGTGATAGTCATGCCATCTGCATGTATCGTCCAGGTTGGTTCGTCAACTCAGTTCCTTTCAAGACTCTCCACGGAGCACTCAAAGAAGGTCTACAGACTTTCATTCAGCCTCATCATGAGATTGCAGAGTTTTATTTTGGCAATATTGATGTACGCCACCATCTCTGTCGTCAGCCTGATCCTGAACAAGCGACACGCGATCTTGCCAAGAGATACTACGAACAACTCAGCAGCCTCGATCTTGCAAAGGTCTATGCATACGAGCTGCTTCCTATCGAACATGAATCGCGAGTTCTTCCAAAGACTGGATACTATAAAGGTACTCCATTCTATGGTTCGTGGGAACAAAGAAACAAATGTCGTCTTGTTTTTAAAGATGAAATGAAAAAGTTATGTGCACAGGGTAGCGTCAACTTTATCGAATGGGTTGATCCGCTTCTTAATGATAAAGGTGAACTCGACTTCGAATGCATGGAAAAACCGAAGTCTGTACATCTCTCACGCAATTCATATCCGCACTGGCAAGGCCGCAAGTGGAGCGGCCTTTCTGAAAATAAACCTGCAACACTTGAGGACTTTTTTGCATAATGAAAAAAATTGAGTATAAATACAATGAAGGCGAATCACTCAAAGAAATTCAGTCTTACGTCGATGCTACGTACGAACAGCATTATTCCCGAAATAAATTTCAAGCAACAGAATTCATCATTGATGCCGGCCATGGGACTGGTTTCAATATTGGGAATATGATGAAGTATACGCAACGATATGGTCGCAAAGGCGATCCTGCCGAATGGCGAAAAGATCTGATGAAGGTCATCCACTATGCAATTATGCAACTCCACGTCCATGACACTGAAAATAAGGATTAATTATGGGTATTGAAATTAATGTTCCAATTGAAGAGCTAAGAAAGCGCAAGCTCTTTATTGCCGCACCAATGTATGGCGGCCAATGCGCAGGTATGTTTACACGTTCGATCGCAGATCTTTCTGCTCTCTGCACACACTACGGCATTCAAGTAAGATTCTACTTCTTGTTTAACGAGTCACTGATTACTCGAGCACGTAACTACTGTGCCGACGAGTTCATGCGTTCAGGTGATACACATTTGATGTTTATCGACTCTGACATTGGATTCAATCCAAACGACGTGATTGCTCTGCTCGCACTGCAGAATCCAGATGCAACTGAAGATAACTACGACATTATTGCTGGTCCATATCCAAAGAAGTGCATCAGCTGGGAAAAGATCAAGGTAGCTGTCGACAAGGGTATGGCTGACGAGAATCCAAACGACCTTGAAAAGTTTGTTGGTGATTATGTTTTCAATCCTACTGGAGAGACTCGCGAGATTCCACTTGGTGAACCAGTTGAAGTGCTCGAAGCTGGCACAGGTTTCATGATGATTCGTCGTAATACCTTTGAGAAATTCCAAGAAGCTTATCCACATCAGTTCTATAAGCCTGATCACGTTCGCACAGAACACTTCGATGGTAGCCGCGAGATCATGGCATTCTTCGATACGCCGATCGATCATAAGCGCACGAACATGGACGCCGAACTGGCAGAATTCTTGAAGAAAAATCCAAAAGCAAAGGCAGATGAAATCCTTGCGTTCGTCAAAGATCCGAACAACGGTCTGATAAAAGATTACTCCAAGCGGTATCTTTCTGAAGATTACATGTTCTGCCAATGGGTTCGCAATGCTGGTATGCATGTATGGCTCTGCCCATGGATGGAACTGAAGCACGTTGGTTCGTATGTATTTGGTGGTTCGCTACCAGATATTGCACGTATCGGTGCTTCTGCTACTGCAGATCCTGCTGCACTTGGTAAAAACAAATAGGTGTACAATTAATACAAACATTGGTATATTGAATATTCCGAACATATGGAGAATTTATTATGAAGTTAGATAATGCTACAATGCAAGTTTTGAAGAATTTCGCGGCGATTAACAAGAACATCATGTTCAAGCCTGGAAATGTGATTCGTACTATTTCAAGTACGAAGTCAGTACTTGCACGAGCAAAGATCGACCAAGAACTCGAGAAAGGTTTTGCAGTATACGACCTTTCTCGTTTTATTGGCACACTGTCTTTGTTCAATGAACCCGAACTTGAAGTAAAAGACTCGCATGTCTTGATTAGCGAAGGCAGCAATAAGTTCAACTATGCTGTCACAGATCCTTCGCTTATCATCGTTCCACCAGATCGTGAGATCGAATTGCCAGATCCTGAAGTCAACTGTCTAATTACCGAAGAAGCACTCAATCGTGTAATGAAAGCATTGAGTGTTTCTCAGTTGCCAGAAATTGCCATTGTCGGTAAAGACGGACAGATTCTGCTTCAGGCTGTCGACACTCGTGGAACAACCAATGATTCATTCAGTGTAGTTGTTGGACAGACTGATGCACGATTCCGCATGGTCTTCCGCTCTGATTGTATCAAGTTGATGCCTGGTTCTTATGACGTATCCATCTCGTCGAAAGGACTCAGTCATTGGAAAGGTACAGCTGTAGAATATTGGATTGCAGTCGAATCTAACTCCTCATTCGAGGGTTAATTGTTTTGAACGGGTGGTGGTCATGTGGCTACCACCCAACTTTGATGATGGAGATATATTATGCTTGAACAATTTTTATGGGTCGAAAAGTACCGTCCAAAAACGGTTGCTGACACCATTCTTCCAGCCGAACTGAAGAAGACATTTCAACAGTTCGTCGATCAGAAAAACATTCCAAATCTCATTCTCTCTGGTACCGCAGGCGTTGGTAAGACGACTGTGGCAAAAGCCATGTGTGAAGAGCTTGGATGTGACTACATCGTTATCAACGGTTCGATGAATGGTAACATCGACATGCTTCGTAACGACATCTCTCAATTTGCTAGCTCTGTGTCTTTGATGGGTGGCAGAAAGATGGTTATCCTCGACGAAGCCGACTATCTCAATCCTCAGTCCACTCAGCCAGCACTTCGTAACTTCATGGAAGAATTCAGTGCAAACTGTGGCTTCATTCTCACTTGTAATTTTGTCGATCGTATCATCGAGCCACTTCATTCTCGTTGTTCTGTCGTCAAGTTTAAGATTCCAAAGACACAACTGCCAGATCTTGCAAAGCAATTTATGCAACGCGTGTGTGGTATTCTTGATGCCGAATCGGTAACATACGAAAAGGCAGTCGTTGCCGAAGTGATCAAGTCTCACTTTCCTGATTGGCGTCGTGTGATTAACGAGCTTCAGCGTTATAGTGCGACTGGTGCTATTGACACTGGAATTCTTCGCAACTTTACTGATAGCGCTCTTGCTAAACTCGTGGGCTACATGAAGGATAAGAACTTCACTGCCGTTCGTAAGTGGATCGCAGAGTCTGATATCGAACCAACAGAATTCTTTCGTCTGTTCTTTGACAAAGCCGAAGATCATATTAGCAAAGGAAGTGTTCCGCAGTTGGTCTTGCACCTGTCGAAATATCAGTATCAGAATGCATTCGCTGCAGATCCTGAAATCAACCTCGTAGCCTGCTTAACCGAGATTATGGCCGACTGTGAGTTTCTGTGATCTGGTTTAATCGAAATAAAACATGCTCCGTATGTGAAGAAAAGTATCTCAAGAGCGTACCATTCCATGAAGTACGAGTGAATACTGACGATGGCGTGGTTTCTCTCGAGATATGTGATAAATGTGCAGACTTCTTTGATAAGTCTGCTGAAGTGATAATGAAAGGCCGACCAGATGAAACCGTTCGACTTCGTGAACTCGATCAATTCGACCAAGAAGAATATGATGAAAGGGACAGAGAATGATGCTCTCGCTGAAAAGAGTTATAGTGCATGGCTAACTAACAGATCTCTGTCTTATTTCCCTGATACCATTCATGCCGCCAACATGATGAATTGTAACCACCACCTCGACAACAAACTGCAATATTCTTTTTTGATAAATATCATACGACCTAGCAAGCGCTTTGCAAAGTGGGTGAAAAAAGAAAAGGATGATGATCTCGAAGCGGTGGCAGAATACTTTGGCTATAATCGAAGTGCAGCAAAAGCGGCGTTAGAAATCCTCTCCTCTGAACATATAAAAATAATAAAGAAAAAGCTTCAGAAGGGTGAAACATGAGCATTATAGAAAGTTTAGTTGAGGTGAGACTGGGCGAAGAAGATGATTTCCTGAAAGTCAGAGAAACATTGACTCGTATTGGAGTCGCTTCACGCAAAGATAAGACACTTTACCAGTCTTGTCATATTCTGCACAAGCAGGGCAAATATTACATCGTACACTTTAAAGAATTGTTTGCGCTCGATGGCAAGCCGTCAGACTTTTCTACAGAAGATAAAGGGCGTAGAAACACCATTACTAAGTTACTCTCAGATTGGGGACTCATTGCAGTCGTTGATGCTGATAAGATCTTAGAACCTCAGACACCTCTAAATCAAATTAAAATCCTTCCATTCAAGGAAAAAGATGAATGGAATCTTGTGACGAAATATAATATCGGTCGCAAAAAATAAGTCATTGATTTAAATCGAAACTAAAACGCGCTTGGATGATTCTGAGTGCGTTTTTTTGTGTACATTATTGTCAAAACATTGTATCCTGGGTATATGATGATGAAAGGAAATACTGACATGCTTACTCTTCGTGATATCAATGCTGTAACTAAATCGAAAGATGGTTGCATCTTCTCGGATTTGTATAAGGACGTGTACGGCACTCGTCCAAGTGCTGATTATCGCTTTGAGTCAATCGATGCTTTCGATGCTGATTTTCAGTATCTTTCTGCAAAGCTTGACAGGAAGATTGAGCAAGAAGCTGCCGAACAGGCTTCTAACTTTCTTAAGTTTACTGCTCGTGTAGCAGCAACGATGTACTTGGTTAAAAATGCTACTCGCGAGAGTGCAATTGAAATCATTGCTGAAGCCGAAGGTATCCGCAAGGAACAGTTCGATTTCTACGGTCTTGAAATT